GCACAATCATAAGAAGCGGATTGCGCAAGCCCGGGCAATGGCCAAAGCAAAGGCGATACCTGAACCAAAGGTCGAAGAAAAGGCTCCGGAGCGCGTCGAGGCACCGCCCGCTACCTACGTACCGACCCCACCGCCGGAGCGCAACGAAGGCCCCACGACGAGGCTCCTCGATATACTCGAACTATTTCTGGACGTGATCGCCACGCGGGTCGCTATGAGAGTGGCTGACGCGATCCAGACGGGTACGCCAGCGGCACCTGAGCGAGAACACGCAAAGCACAACCCGTTACCGCTAAATGAGTCGAAATGCACGGGCCTACCGGGGGTGCTGGTGATCGGACTTCTGCCCCAGCAAGAGAACACGATCCGCACGGTTTACGGGACACGGCTGGATTTGTGCTTTATGGATGTGGAGGAGGCCAAGTCCCTACCAGTCAAGCGGAGGGCGCATACGGTACTGATGACCAAATTCATTAACCACGCTGTACAGGAGAAATACCGGCAAGCACCTATGTTGCATTTCTGCAACGGTGGTACGACGGATCTGGCCAAAATACTTGACAAAGTGTGTCACCCGTGATATAATAGAGTCTTTTAACCAACGATAGAGGACAACACGATGAGCACTGAAATCTACGCCAGCCTGACCGACGCTGAAAAGCGCGAAATCCGCATGTACGGGGTGACCGTTGAGCAAATGCGGGCAGCGGTCGAATCTTCTCCGACCTTCCGATTCTCCGGCCCCGGCATGATGGCCATGGGCATCTTGTCCGACGCGCAGGAAATGATCGCGTATGACCATGAGGGGACCTATTCCTTCATGCAGGTCGAGGACGCCCGCCAAGCCATGAACCGGGCAAAATGGGTGATCAGCACCTACCTGATGGAGCACAAGACCTTTACAGCCGTGAAAGAGGGGGTGTGATCATGAACCGTTCCGAAATGCTTATTCAGACCGCCCGCCTCTGGCTCGATCCCAATCAGCGCGACGTCGCCGAAATCCGGCTCGACGACCTGCTAAACCCGACCGCCGAGGATGCGATCGTGGACATCTGGGAATGCCCCGCTTGGGCCGGAGGGGGTGTCCGGCAGCACGTGGGCGTCAAGCAGGAATCGGGTACCATCACCCGCATCGAGATTGACGGGCCGATCAGAACGATCTGGGGATAATACTTGACAAAGTATTTGACCCGTGGTATAATAGAATCTTTTCAACCAACCGATAGAGGACACAATCATGCAAGTAGCAATCATCACCAAGACCGGCGAACAAGTCGAAATCGTGGCCGTCAGCGGAGGCTGGACCACAGTCCACACGCTGGGTGCCGACACCCGCGAAATGAAAGTGCGCAACGGCCAGCTGTCCAAGCACACGACCTTGAGCGGCCAGACCGCCGAAATCGCCGGTAAGAAGGCCGAGGCGGCTCGCCAAACTCGCGCCAAAAAGCCCGTCGAGGAGCGTCTGAATGGCGTCGTCTTCCCCGGGTACCTGCCCCAGTATCAAGCCTACGTGCAGGAGCGTGACGATGGCACCATTCGCCGTTCGGTGGATAAAGGCGATACAGTGGCACTGCAACTGCGCGTGCTGGATCTGGATGACGTCTACACCGTCGTCGCCGCTGAGGCCTCGCTAAGTGTCGGTAGTCTGAAGGACCGCTTCTGCCACCTCAACCCCGGCATGCAACGCATGAATCTGGGCAATATGCTGCGCCGCGTTCGTCGCGAAGCTACCAAAGGAGCCAAATAATGGGAATATCCGCACGAGTCCGAATCAACAAGGCAGAACTCGATGGGCAAATCATGCACGAAGGCCAACGGGCCTATTTCACCGCTACCGTCAACGGACCCCGGGTCGATGCTGAATTCAGGCAACACCCGGATTCCGAAAAACCGCTCAACCTCTGGGAGCTATTCAAGCTCCTCGAGAAATTCGTCGACGACCATATGCGCGGATAACTGCTGGCCATTCCCGCCTCTCGGGGGTCCTATCCCGTGGACACCCCGGCAGGTGCGCGAGTATGAGCGTCAGATCCGGCTGAGTGCCCCGGAGGCTCCTCTGTGAAATACTTGACAGCCTGTCCCACCTGTGGTATAATAGAATCTTTTCAACAACGATAGAGGACACAAACCATGAACACCATCAAGAAAATCACCCGCCGTGACGCCATCGTTATGGTCGCTGAGCGCATCGTCGAGCACAGCGAGCCTAGCGATCTGTTCGTCTACCTGACCGGCGATTTCACGCCGCCCCACCAGTGGTCCAACGCCGACTTGGCCGCAAACATCGAAGCCGCCACCGGCGAAGCCGTGGTCATTGTGGGAGCCAAGTGATGAACATCTACGAACAAGCCCTGCACAGCCACACCCCGGCCCCACAGGGGTGCCCGACTTACATCCCGTGGTTCGCTAAGGGAGAGTACGCCCGCCGCCACGGCACGACTTGGACCTTCCCGGACGGCACTATGGTACGGGGAGGGGAAATCGTCAAGAGAGGCCACGGGAGGCTCGTAGGGGCCGACCCGGTATCTAAGCCCCAGCCAACCCCCGAAAAACGCTCCGAGACCCCACGGAAGGCCTCGGAGATACCTCCGAAGACCATCAGGACTTCCGACCAAGCACAGGTATTATGGTCCCAGTGCAATGGGCGTACCGAACGGGCCGCGCTCCTGTCCCGCCACGGCATCGACCCCACGATCATGGACAATGCGCCCAACCCCGGGGTAGCCAGCATGAGGGGACTCAACGCACTGCGGAGGGTTCTCGGATGAAAAAACCGACCCAAGACGAAGTGTTACGCGATCCCAACGTCGCCGCCGAGTATCTCGGAGAAAATGCTATGTGGCTGATCAAGCAGATACTGATCAAACACGACCGGGCGATCTTAGAAGAGTCGCACCGGCTAATCCGCGAGGCGTACGAACGCGGATTCGTGGACGGCATGCAAAAGCAAATGCAATCGAGCGTGGACCGGGCGGTAAACGTCATGGCGGACGCCGCTAAGGGGCGAACATGAGGCTGCCCGAGCAAAAGCTCTACGACTGGTTCCGGCGCAAGGTCGGCCACCTGATGATGCTCGAGCGGATCGAGAACCGGGTCAAGACCAACACGCCGGATCTGTACGCGTGCCACTCCGCACTGTCGTGCTGGATCGAATTCAAATACCTCGTGAAATTCCCAGCCAAGCCGACCACTAAGGTTAACCTAACCCACTGGACTAGCGGACAACGCTTCTGGGCCATGCGGCACCGGCAAAACGGTGGGACAACCCTGTTGGTCCTGCAAGTAGGGGACGAACTGTTCGTGGCCGAAGGAGGGGTGATAGCGCTGGAATCGGACCACTGGACCGAAGCCGACTGGCGAAAGCTCGGATCGCTCAGCATGCGAAACGCTACCAGCGGTCAAGTACTTGACGCGCTCCTCGAGGCTGTGGTGTAATAACGGTGCGGATAAGTCCGTGCTGTGCGTGCAACGCGCATCAGCCGCCGAGGCGACAAAAGCCAAAGCGAGGTTAGCGAACACTAACCGCCTGTTACACTGTAGATAGAAGATGTAACAGATGATGTAACAAGCTCTCCATTCGAAAAAAGGCCCCGTGTTACACTGTTACACACGCACGCACCCACGAGGCTCTGTCACGAAAATTCGAATATGAGGGTCACCGAGATGTAACAATGTAACAGAAAATGCCACGGTCCGAAAAGCCCCGAAGGACGCGGCCTCTGACGTGGTTGGCCTGTTACACAAGCCGTTCCATTCGGTATCTACAGTGTAACACGCTCACCACTGCGTTCAGACGCCAAGTAATCACTTCTTCTTATATGAGTACCACGAGGGTTCTCATACGTGCGCGCATGTAAGTAAGCGGTATTCATTGATGTTCCAGAGTAGGGTGCGTGATGTCCCTGCCCCACAGCCTTGCATCGACGATTCACGCGAAGACTTGCGTTGAGTGTTGCATCTGTGGTGTAATACGACCCATGGCCAAATCCTTCCATACCACTAAATGTCTGCTCAAAGACGTTGGAGCCGAAACGCTCGCCGAGTATGAACGCCGTGCGGGTATTTCGGTGCAAACGCTGCTGGACATGATCCGCAATGACCGCGTACGCTACCCCGACAGTGATTCTTGCCTTCTGGCGCACTCGCTGGTGTGCAACGACCCCAAAATCAAAGCAGTGGGCGAACTCGAACTCCACGAGGAATCGAAAGCCTACAAAATGCTGGTGATCTTGGCTGAGTACCGCGATGGACCAAACGAGGCACGATTCTCGCTTAGGCACGCGTACAACACGGCCTTCGTGCACCGGGATACGTTGATCGGGTGGCGCAAGGATCACCCGCTCTTTGATCGGCTGGTCGAGTCTATTCAGGAAGAAATGGTCGACTCTATGCGTGCCGAGGCGTACCGCCGTGCTGTGATCGGACACGACGAGCCGGTGTTTTACCAAGGCGCTCGGGTCGACACGGTAAAGAAATTTAGCGATCAGCTGTTGCAATTCACGTTAATGGGGCACGACGCTCGGTATCGGGCAAAAGACGTGAACATGAACGTGTCCGGCTCACTCACCAGTAACGTAAACATTGAGGGACTCCGTGATCGTCTTGCCCAACGACTCCAGCAGAAGGCGAAGGCCGAGGAATAACAAGCCGGTAGACGCTAGCAACTGGCACGAATTCGTGGCAGAGCTATCGGACTACGAGGCTCTGGAGTTATTCTACGATTGGCCCACGTGGGCACGCCCTAATCAGACGATCCCGCCCGGGGACGACTGGACCGTGTGGCTCATACTGGCTGGGCGTGGGTGGGGCAAGACTCGATGCGGTGCCGAATTCGTGCGCTATCATGTGGAAAAAGGGCTGGCTGGTCGCATTGCACTGATTGCCGAGGACGCGGGTGACGCACGCGACGTGATGGTCGAAGGCGAATCAGGGATTCTTGCCATTTCGCACCCGAGCATGAAGCCGACGTTCGTGCCATCGAAACGCCGCATTGAGTGGCCAAACGGTGCGATAGCCACGATTTACTCAGACAATGACCCCGAGACACTGCGCGGCCCCCAGCACGATTTAGCGTGGGTCGACGAACTCGCGAAATTCCGTAACGCCGAAGATATGTGGTCGAACTTGATGTTCGGCTTGCGTCTTGGCCAAAAGCCTCGGGTCTGTGTCACCACGACACCAAAGCCCGTGCCCATCGTGCGACGTCTGTACAATGACGAGCGCACTTACCTCACGACCGGCACCACGCATGAGAACTTTAATAACCTCGCGCCCACCTTTCGCGACGAGATCATTTCGCAGTACGAGGGCACTCGCATTGGCCGTCAGGAACTCTACGCAGAGATCATCGACCCTGAGGACTACGGCATCATCAAGCGCCAGTGGTTCAAGCTCTGGGACGCAGATCGGCCTTTCCCCGATTTCTTATATGTGTTGCAGTCCTACGATTGCGCGTACACGGACAAGACAATAAACGACCCGACTGCGTGCAGTGTGTGGGGCGTGTTTCGGCCAAGCGAGGACTCTGGGTTGTGCGTCATGCTAATCGACTCGTGGTCCGAGTATCTGCAGTATCCTGACCTGCGCCCCAAGATCATCGACGAGTACAAGAGCATTTATGGCGATCCGGGCAAAAAGGTCGACATGGTGCTGGTCGAGGACAAGGCATCAGGCATTTCGATCATCCAAGACTTGCAACGCGCCGGTGTACCATGCCGCGCTTACAACCCGGGCCGCGCCGACAAGACACAGCGTCTGCATCTGGTGTCAAACATCATCGCACATGGACGCGTTTACATTCCCGAATCTGTCGTGCATCGCGGTGAGCCGCGTGACTGGGCTGAACCATTGGTGAGCCAGATCTGCTCTTTCCCCGAGGCTGAGCACGACGATTTGGTCGACACCACCACACAGGCCCTACGCTTGCTCCGCGACATGGGCTTCCTTAACATCGACCCGATCGCCCCCGAAACTGAGTACGTGGACGACGAGTACCGCGAGAAGAGGGTGAATCCTTATGCCGTATAATAACGACATCCTAGCCATGCTGCTGGCCCATGGTGGCTCGCCCGCACTGGCCAATAACACGATTCCTGACAATTCGGATAGTGGCCGAGTGCTCCCCGACCCGATGCCGTTCAAAGACGGAGGCGCGGCATTTGGCGTGTTCCCTCAGGCCAAAAAACGCCGCGAGCAAAAGAGCGACATTGGCGAGGAATTGTACAAGACGTTTTTTGTTCCGCAGGACATGCTAGATGTGGCGCTCATGGCTGTGCCGTTTGGCAAGACGGGACGAGCCGCCGCCGCAGGACTCTCGGCGTTGTCGCCTATGGAGGCCGAGGCGGGCAAGGTCAAAACCGGCGTCGATCTGGCGCGTCGTTCACTGTTTGGTCTGCGGCCCACGCAGGACATGGCCGGTCGCGAGCTTGCGCCTCTGAAACAGGCGAGCAAGGATCTGGACAAGGCACCGAAGATCGAGGAAAAGACGACCACGATCACGCCGTCGCCGGATGCGCCCAAAGTAGAGAGCACGCTAAAGTCTATCGCCGAGACTCCCGTTTCGCGTCGTACGGTGCTCAAGACCGCCGCTGGTCAGGCGTTGAAGGGTCTGGTGCCCGACACTGGTATGATTGGCGATATCGCAAAGGCTGTGAACCCCGTCGAATCAGTCGTGCGACAGGCAGCACCTGCTGCACCGTTGTTTTACTCTGAGGCTATGGTCCCGGGGTTGGTGGCAGAGGGCCTTAAAATGGGTTATTCATTTCCCCGCATCATGAAAATGGTAGAGGGCACACTAGGCACCGGTCTAAAGAATATGAACGAAGCCGACATCGAGCGGATGTATCAGAATCTTTTGAACCCTCATAGCGCCACCGATATGGGCATGTATCCGAATCATGTAACTCCGGGTGATGCGTGGCGTTCTATGACTGCGGTTGAGGGAGCCTTTGGCACACCACTTAGCCAGTTGCGACAATCGATGCGCTCTGTTAAGCAAGCTGATCCCGAGTTGTACGAAACGCTTAAGAATCTGTCGCGTGATGTCAGTCAGTATAGTAATGAGCCTTGACCCGTGCTATAATCGACACCTAAAGGAATAATATGGCCACCGAATTCCCACAACCGATGATGGAACCCGAGCAGGGTCCAGAGGACACCGAGGGCATAGTCGTCGACCTGTCTGAAGAGTACACGGACGTTGAAGAGCAGCCCGATGGATCAGCCATTGTGCGGATGGACGACTTCAAGGGTCCGGCAGAGGATCAAGACTTCTACGCGAACCTCGCCGATGAACTACCGGAATTCAAGCTCGGTGGCATGGCGCTCAAGTACTTGGACCTGATCGAAAAGGACAAGGACGCACGTAAAGAGCGCGACAAGCAGTACGAGGAAGGCCTCAAGCGCACGGGCATGGGCAATGATGCACCCGGTGGCGCACAATTCATGGGCGCGTCAAAGGTCGTGCACCCAGTTATGGCCGAGGCTTGCATCGACTTTGAATCGCGTGCCATCAAGGAGCTATTCCCGCCCGATGGTCCGGTGCGTACGAACATAATTGGCAAGGTAGATGAGGATGAAGAGCGACGCGCAGAGCGTAAGCGCGACTTCATGAACTGGCAGCTTACCGAGCAGATCGAGGAATTTCGCGATGAGCAGGAGCAAATGCTCACGCAGTTGCCGCTGGGTGGCTCGCAGTATCTGAAGCTCTGGTATGATGAGCGCAAAAAGCGCCCGGTCGCCGAATTCATCCCGATCGACAACATTATCCTGCCATTTAGCGCTGCTAATTTCTACACGGCGCAACGTGCGACTGAAATGCAGGATATCACCCAGCAGGAATTCGAATCGCGCATTTCTGCCGGTCTGTACCGCGACGTCGACATCGTGCGGGCTTCAATGGAGCCGGTGCCCACCGCGCCCGAGAAGGCGAACGAAAAGATCGAGGGCAAATCGTGGCAGGATAACGTGGACGGTGAGCGCCGAGTGTACCACGTCTATGTCATGCTCGAGGTGGAAGAGGATTCGTACACCAAGGGCGAACTCGCTCCCTACATCCTGATGATCGACGAACTCAACGCCGAGGTGTTGGGCTTGTATCGTAACTGGGAAGAGGGCGACTCGCAGATGCGCAAGCTCGACTGGATCGTCGAGTTTAAATTCATCCCGTGGCGTGGTGCTTACGCTATTGGCTTGCCCCACCTGATTGGTGGTCTGTCTGCCGCTATCACTGGCAGTCTTCGTGCATTGCTCGACACCGCGCACATCAACAACGCCGCGACGATGCTCAAGCTCAAAGGAGCGAAGATCTCCGGCCAGTCGCAGAATGTGGACGTGACGCAGGTAACCGAGATCGAAGGTGCACCGGGCGTGGATGACATCCGCAAGATCGCGATGCCCATGCCTTTCAACCCGCCCAGCGAGGTCCTGTTTCGGCTGCTTGGCTTCCTTACCGAATCGGCCAAGGGTGTGGTCACGACAGCTGAGGAAAAGATCGCCGACGTCAGTGCGACGACCCCCGTGGGCACGGCACAGGCGCTGATCGAGCAGGGCTCGAAGGTGTTCTCGGCCATACACGCACGATTGCACGACAGTCAATCTCGAGTCCTGAAGATATTGCAGCGTATTAACCGCTGGTATCTGGACGACATGAACAAAGGCGACGTCGTACAGGAACTCGACATTCGCCGCGAGGACTTCGCACGGCTCACCGATGTCATTCCAGTCAGTGATCCGCACATTTTCAGCGAAACACAGCGACTGGCCCAGACCCAAGCGGTGATGAGCATGATGGCGCAATTCCCTGATTTGTTCGACCGTCGCGCTGTGGTGCAACGCGCCATGAAGCAGATGAAAGTGCCGAACGTCGAGGAACTGATGCCAGCCACTGCTGAGCCGGTTGAGATCGACGCCGCGCAGGAGAATGCCGCCATGGCGATCGGGCGTGCTGGCTACGCGTACCCACACCAGAACCAGCTTGCACATTTGCAGACGCATTTGGACTTCGCGCTAAATCCGATGTTAGGCAGTAACCCGATCATCGCGCCTACGTACCTTCCGATGGCGCTGGAGCATATCAAGCAGCATTTGATGCTCTGGTATATGAATCAGATGAATCAATATGTGTCGGGTAGTCTAGGCAAGCCGGTTGAGAACTACGACGATCCGAAGCTTACTGGCGATATTGACGAATTATTCGCGCTGGCCTCACAGCACACAGCGATGGATGTGAAGCAGACGCTTGCGAAGGTCCAACCCGCGATCATGCAACTTATGAAGGTGATGACCGCGCTCAAGCCCCAGCCGCCGATGGACGCTTCCGACACGGTGATTCTGCAGACCAGCATGGCCGAGACTCAGCGTCGTGCGGCCAAGGATAAGATGGACGCAGAGATCGACAACAAGCGGATCGCGCTGGATGCACTGAACAAGAATCGTCAGCAGCAGATCGACATCGCATTGAATGCCTCGGATAATTTAACCGAGGAACGAATCAAGACCGCCGAATTGACCAACGATGCGGCGGCTTTGAAGCACGAGCAGGAGAAAACTGCTCTTTCCGCGCTACAAGGCGCACAGGAATCATTAGGAGTCCAAAATGGCCCAGTCTGATCAATCCCAAATGGGGCAAGATGTTAACTATCACAAGCGCATTGCTATGGGTGCCGCTCTTGATGGTAGCCAGTTGGGTGGCAAGACCCCCGCGCCCACCAAGGCACCCAGCAAGCCGCGTTCTGGCGGTGGTGCTCTGGCACAGGCGAAGAAATAATGCGGTACGTCAGCGACTTAATTGGTGCTATTGAGTCGCGCCAACGGACGATCGCGGAGTCGTTAGTTAATGGCAATGCTGTTAACTTCGAAACCTACCAGCGATTGGTAGGACAGCACCAAGGGCTTGCAGAAGCTCTGGTAATCTTAAATGACCTTTTAAAGGAGTCCGATCAGGATGAGTAATGAACTGGGCGCTTCGAATGAAGCTGAGTTGCGGGAAGCATTTCCCGAGGTAAACCCCGGTGCCGTGCCCGTAGGTGGGCGCATTTTAGTACAATGGCGTCGCGTGAAAAAGACCGTGACCAGTGCTGGAATTGTGCTTATCGAGGAAACGAAGGAAACCGAGAAGTGGAACAATCAGGTGGCGAAAGTCATCGCGTTGGGGCCACTCGCTTTCAAAAAGCGCGACACTCTCGAGCCATGGCCGGAAGGTAACTGGATCGAAGTGGGGGATTTTGTGCGGATGCCCAAATGGGGCGGCGATCGTTGGGAAGTACCCTACGGTGATGCCGATCTCGGGGAAACCGCGCTATTTTCGGTTTTCAATGATCATGAAGTCATCGCCAAGGTGACGGGTGATCCACTTAAAGTGAAGGCGTTTCTATGAGCACAAATACTGACGAGAACATTGACTATCAAGTCAAAGAAGGCACAGACGGTAGCGCGGTCATAGCTGACCCCACGGGCAAGCTGGTCGGAGACGATCAGTATAAGACCGGTGGTGCAGTCGACGAAATCCGTGATCGTGATGATGACCATGACGACAACGATGATCGGGATGATGATCGTGACGACGATCGTGACGATAATCAGGTCGACGTAGATCCGGAGCGTGAGGCGATTCGACAGGCACGGCGCGAAGAGCGCCAGCTGAAGAAGCAGCTCAAGCGTGCCAAGACCGAGCAGGATAGCCACCTGATCAACACCTTACGCCGCCAGAATGAGCAAATGGCTGAGCGGCTGGCGATTCTCGAAAAACGCACCGCCGGGTCGGATATGGCTCGACTGGACAAGGCTATAGAGGACGCAAATCTGCGTTTGCATTACGCGAAGCTCAAGATCAAAGAGGCCACCGAAATGGCCGACGGGTCGGCGCTGGCTGAGGCGAATGAGGCGTGGTACGAATCTCGACGCCAGATCGAGTCGCTCGAAGCACTCAAGAAGAAGGCCGTCGAAGCTGATTCGACCGCAAAGCATTCGGTGCCCCGTGCCCCAGACCCGTTGCTCAAGCGCCACGCCACCCAGTGGATGAATCGAAATTCGTGGTACGACCCGAATGGACGGGATATGGACTCCCAAGTCGCGACGAAGGTGGACGAGGCTCTCGTCGCCGAGGGATGGGATCCCACGACAGCTGAGTACTGGCGGGAGCTGGATAATAGATTGACAAAATACTTGCCTCACCGTTATAATGATGGCAATGACGATAGACGGTCGTCAGATAGAAGGCCCCGAAGCGTGGTTACTGGATCAGGACGCGAATCAACATCCTCGGCGAAACCGGGTGAGTATCGCTTGTCTCCTGAACGAGTACGCGCCATTAAGGAAGCCGGTAAGTGGGATAACCTTGCCGAGCGTAACCGAATGATCAAGAAATATGCGGAATATGACCGCGCACAAAGGGGTAACGAATGAGAACTGATGACCGTTTGAAAAAGAATCTTTCCGCTGGTGGCCGCGAATCTCGCGCTGAGCAAGATAGCACACGCGGTGCAGCAACGGAGGAACTGGCGAGCGCGCAAGAACGTCGAAGGATGTTCAGATCGGAATGGATTCAAGAGTCCCTTCCAACACCCCCGGCAATCCCGGGATTCCACGTATGTTGGCTATCAACTACTAACGGGTACGACCCCATTCATAAACGGGTGCGCATGGGCTATACGCCTGTAACCATCGAAGAAGTGCCGGGCTTTGAAAACTACAAAGTGAAAGCCGGGGAGCACACTGGGTTCGTCGCTTGTAACGAGATGCTGCTGTATAAGATTCCTGAAGAAATTTATCAGGAGATCATGGCAGAACTGCACCACTATGCTCCTCAAGAGGAAGCGGACAAAATCCGTGTCCAAGCTGAGCAGCAGATCGGTCGTGATTCTCGTGGCAGGCCGTTGGGTATGGTTGAGGGCGAAGGCATCGCGGAATTGGATAAACCCAAGCCCGTCCCCACATTCTGAGGACGAAATCAACCTTCAATGGAGTAAGCAAAATGTCTGCTACATCTGCTCCGTTCGGTCTGCGCCCCGCGTTCCATCCCTCTGGTCTGGACCGCGCTCAAGCGTTGGCCAACGGTATCGCTTCGGGCTACGGCTCGAACATTCTGAAAGGTCAAGCCGTCAAATATGTGACTGGCGGAACCATTCAACCGGTTACTGGTACTGAAGCTTTCGTCGGCGCTTTCGCCGGTGTTGAGTGGACTGATACCACTGGCCGTCGTCGCGTTTCTAACTATTGGCCCGCCAATACTGCTGGAACCGCTATCGTTGCGTATTTCTACGCTGACCAGAACATCGTGTACGAAATCCAGACGGATGGTACGGTTGCTCAGTCGTCTATCGGCGACGAAGCTAACCTGAGCAATCTGACTGCGGGTTCCACGACCACCGGTCTGTCGCAGTGCACGCTGTCCACCACCCTCGCCGGTGTGGGCAACACAGCACAAATGCGCATTTTGGATATCGCTCCTTACGCCGATAACGCGTGGGACGATAATTTCGTCATCGTTCGTGCCAATATCAGCAACTACCAGATCGGTCCTGTTGCTGGCGTGGCCATCTAATAGGAGGGATACGCCATGGCAGCCCCGATGAGAAGTACGGACTTTCGTTCAATCGTTGAGCCTATCCTCAATGAGTGTTTCGACGGTGTGTACGACCAACGCAAAGATGAATGGTCCCGCGTCTTCCGTGAAGAGCAGGGTATTCCCCGTAACTACCACGAAGAGCCGGTCCTGTACGGATTTGGTGCCGCTCCCCAACTGCCTGACGGCACTCCGGTGTCTTATCAGCAGGGCGGCGTGCTGTTCCTCAAGCGCTATGTTTACCAAGTCTATGGCTTGGCATTCGCGCTGACCAAAGTGCTGGTCGAGGACGGCGATCACATCCGCATCGGTCAAGTCTACGCCAAGCATTTGGCTCAGTCTTTGATCGAAACCAAGGAAACCCTGTCGGCCAACGTGCTCAACCGCGCTTTCAACCCCGCTTACCCCGGTGGCGACGGCGTACAGTTGAACTCGGCTTCACACCCGATCGTGAATGGTACGGCTTCCAACCTGCTGAGCACTGCGGCCAACCTGTCGCAAACCTCGCTGGAGCAGATGCTGATCCAGATCCGTCAGGCTGTGGACAACAACGGCAAGAAGATTCGTTTGGTGCCCCGCCAGTTGGTGGTCGCTCCCGGCAACGTCTTCCAAGCCGAAGTGCTGCTGAAGTCGGTTCTCCGTGCTGGCACCGCCAATAACGACATCAACCCGGTGAAATCCATCGGTTTGTTGGACGAAGGCGCTGCCGTGCTGAGCCGTCTGACCAACGCCAATGCATGGTGGGTCCAGACCGACGCTCCCGAGGGCATGAAGCTCTTGATGCGTCGTGCTCTTGAGAAGACCATGGAAGGCGATTTCGAAACTGACTCGATGCGCTACAAGGCCACCGAGCGTTACGACGTCGGCTTCACCGATTGGCGTGCGATGTACGGTACTCCCGGCGTCTAATCAAAATGCGGGGGCTTCGGCCCCTGCACATTAAGGAGAAGACAATGGCACAGACCTACTTTGGTTCTACGCTCCGCGCTGGTTCCGGTTCTTTGACTGATGCAGTCGACGGCGGTTTCGTCGTCCTGTCGCAGACTACGACCCTGACCACTGTGGCCGCTGGCACTGCTGTTAGCGCTACTGAAGTCCTTCCCGCTGGTTCGCAGATCATCAACATCTTTGTTGATACGATGGTGACTCCTGTGGTGGGTGCCGGTACTGCTACCACCTGCCCCATCACGATCGGCACTGCTGCTGCTGGTACTCAGTACCTGTCGGCTACCGATGCTATCGCTGGTGGTCGAATTGCTCTGTCGTTTACGACCGCGCAGTGTGCTGCTATGGCTGATATTGGCAACAACACTTCGGTGGTTGCTACTGTCGACCCCAACGGCACTATCTCCACTACCCAAGGTGTTTACCGCGTCACCGTGGTTTACGCACAGAAAGTGTAAGGAGTCACGATCATGGGCCAATTCAAACCGATGGTCAAGATGATGACTACTGAACCCACCGTCGAACTTAAGCTGAAGAAAGGCGGCTCCGCGACCCATCATCGTATGATGAAAGAAGGCGCAAAGGAGGGCTTTTCACCGGTAAAAAAGATGGACGGGGGAGTGATGGGCGCTTTGTCCCGCGCTCCCGCCCCAACTACACCTATGGGTAACATGCCCGCTGTGCGTGCCGTCGCTGCGAAGCGAATGAAGCCTCGCGTTGCAGGAATGATGCCGCGCCCGGTGATGAAAAAGGGCGGCGAGGTGGAAACACCCGCAATGCACGCCAAAGAAATGAGGGCGATCAAGACTGTTGATAAGAAGCTCACGAAGCACGCAGCAGAACCAGCAGGAAAAGCTCATAAGGGCTTGAAGACTGGTGGCGTGATGAAGAGCACGAAACCCGGCGAATACAAGACGGGTGGCGTGGTCAACGGCCAAGGTGGCTTCAAGGATGGCGGCATCATCAAGACGATGGCCAAGAAGACCACGAAGGTTGTCGAAGCTAAACCCGATCACAATTCCGCACCTACCGGTGACGTCCGCATGGGCAACGCTGGTGGCTACAAGAAAGGTGGTGGGGCAAAAAAGCATTTTGCTACGGGGGGTCGAGTCGATAAGATCGACACAGGCCGACCTGTAGCAATGCCGAAGAAAGCTCCGAGCAAGCCTGTTGCGATCAGCCAGCTCGCTGGCACGTTCAAAAAAGGCGGCAAGGTCTGTTAATAGCGGGGGCTTCGGCCCTCGCTTTTTATCGGGGTAAAAATGAAAGTACAAACCGTATCTAAGACTGGCGTAGGCTCGAGCAGCGCATTGGTCATGAACACGAACATCAGCCCGTTCAACGTCGGATTCGGCGTCGAGGTGACTGGTGTTGTCGATTACACCGTCCAGCACACATTCGATGACCCCGCGATCGGGTTCACGACGTGGTTCTCGCACCCGACGATTGCGAATGAAACCACGAATCAGGATGGTAATTACGCGTTCCCGGTAACTGGCATCAAGCTGTTGGTGAATTCCGGTGCTGGAACGGCCACAATGAAGCTCGTTCAGGCGGGTATCTGAAATGCCCTACGTTGGCTACAACGGAGTCGCGAACCAAGCGAATACCACGGATGGTTTCGCAGGTCAGACTAGCGCTGTAAACGCTGTCGGCGCGGGTATTGGCGAAGACGTTGGTGACGATGGAGTCGTCGATCTGTACGGCGGCACGCCAAC